GGTAACAACTACCCGCAACTCAGGTTCGAATATACCAGGGCGACATCTGCCAGAGTCTTTTAGCTCTTTTATCAACTTACCATAATATGAGCCATCACGTGCCTGGCTGAATGCGGACTCAGGATTATATGGGTACTCTCTATCATACTCATCACCTAGCTCTTCTCGTTTGGCTGCACACCACCATTTCTGCTCATCTCGTAGCACTATATCTAGGTCTCGCTCAACCATTTCAATATAAGACACATCCTCTTCCTTTAGCCTAACTGGTATCTTTAATGTACAGTCAGTATCATCAACCCACGACAAGAAGACATCTTTGAAGTGCATTTCTGACAACACGCCAACATGGTTTTCAGCTGTGCGCCATTTTGTAGCGAATAGGTTATCTCGTCCCTCAGCAGTAGACTCAATTATCACGGTGTTACCAGCTTTAATTGCCTGTAGAGAACCTGAGTTGGTTTCTTTGGCTCGTTCTGGGTATTTGTTTGCAATTTTTCCTAGCTCAGATATGTGTAGCCTGGTCAGTGTACCAGACCGGAACGAGGTACGAACGAATATCTTAGAGCCGTTATTGAATGTGGTTACTTTTGAGTTATTCACAAGTCGTATGATACCTAGGAACGTCTTTATCGACTCTTCCATATCGTCCCATGCGTATGTAACACGTTCCAGTAGGTCGGTTGCAGCATCTGCATCTTGTGCCATCAGTCCTGCGTTGGTATTGTCTATAAATACGGCATCATCGAAGAAGGACATTAGCCACAACGTTGAGATACCCTGTTGTCGGGATTTAAGCACAATCAAACGGGAGTGATGTAGACTAGCTGCATATACAACATGCTGTGCTCTATGTAGGTTGAACTTCATTGGAGTACCGAACTTATCACGTATAGTGTATAGGTTGTTCAGCCTCCACAGCTTAGACGGTAGATAGTTTAGTATCATGTCTTCATCTGAAACTGGTGGCTTTTCAAACAGTGGTAGGTCTTTTAATACTGTCGTCCCAGCGTATATCTCTTTGTATTGCTCTCTAGTTATCTTTAGGTACCAGTAATCCTTTTCAACCTTAGCCACGCATAGCTCCTTTAAACATCGATAGTTTAGAAGAGTTTACATTAGTAGAATTATCTACATGTACAGACACACCAGAGTTATTGAATATATTGTTGTAGGCACCTGATAGTGCATTGGTAATAGACACCCATTCAGAGGGTTTCAAATCATCACGCGCTAGGAACTCTTCAGCTTTACCTAATAACAATGAGAAGGTAGTGTGGAATTCACCATCTAGCAGCTGTAGACCTGTTAAACCCTCTTGTATATTCTCAAGTTGCTTAACAACCTTTGCAGGGGCTTCTTCTTTGGCTTTCTCAACAACGACGGCTAATACTTCCGGGTTGATAGCTGCAGCTTTACCCAGTAGGTCATTATCTTGTTCTTTAAGCATACCCTTTTTCAAGCTAAGCACCTTTTGATAGGCAACTCCTGTCTTCTCTGCTATCTCTTTAGCAGGTACATCTAATGCTATTAGACCTTTAGCCTTTAGCTCACGACTCTCTTTAGTGCCCATCGTATACTCCTTAACTGTATATTAATTACCTTATTATAGCATAATAATCTTAATCTATCATTATATATATATAGGTTCAGTCTTTATATTCGTTTAAGAATATTATGATATAATATAGATATATGATTATATCACACAGGGCCTTATTATTAACTCGTTTAATATTCTTCTTCCCTGGACAGCATGGCCCTGTGTGATATAATCATAAATACACCATACGTCATTCAAGGAGACTAAATGGAATATAAACAAACAACACAAGAAGAGACTTCACGAGTCGAGCCGAGTTCTTCAGCTGAAAACTTTAATCAAAGTGAATTCTTTAAAGAACACCTCTCAAGAACAGATAATGGTAGCTATGAGATTAAAGGTGACGACCTCAGTCCGTTAGAGTTGGCACTCTTGGACACCGAGAAACGTCGCAGAGGCTCACAAGCTGCTACTAGCCGTGAAAAGGCAAGAGCGGACAGATACGAATTAGAGATTGATAAGGTAAAGACAGCTTTACCTACAATGCAGCATAGACAAACAGTTGATGCTAATCTAAAGTACACCGACCCTGATGAATACATCAGATTAACTCTTGAAGCGCAAGCTAATAATCCTTATGAAGAGGTATTCAATACAGCATCTCAGCAAGCGGCTGACGAAGTTGGTCAATCAACAGTGGAAAGAGAGATTAACGAGTTTAATCAGCTTCACCCACAGACTCCAATTACTCCAGACATGTTGGAATTGGACTTACCCCCACGTTTGCTAAATCAATTAGCAGAAGGTAAGATTGCACCTCAAGACTTCCTCGGGCAGGCTGCTGACATTCTGTATCGTCCAACTGAGACTCATAATCCAACAATCCCGGTCACGCCAGACCTAGGGGCAGTAGGTGGTCAAACGACTCCTACGGACGACAAGTCAAACGATGCAATGGCTGAAACATATGCCAATGCAGTATTTTAAACATAAAGGACATACATGGGAGCGCAAGCTAACCAAACTGGCGTAGTAACTTACGGCTCAGTATTAAAACGTAGACAATGGATGCTAGAAGGTCTAGTACAGAAAGCAGCAACATCTTGGTGGGCTGGATTTAAAGGGTCAACTAAAGACTCAATTGTATTTGTAACAACTGACGCATCTAAAGGCGCAGGACATGAAGTAGTTTTCCAATTCGGTGGAAATGCATCAGGTGCAGCTAAATTAGACAAAGAGAAGCTTCGTGGAAATGAAGAGCAAAAGAAACAATTCTCAGACAAAATCAGAGTACGTCGTATTAGACATGGTCTTGATAATGGTGATGAGTTTGACTCTATTGATATTGGTAACCAACCACTTTCTAGCCACGAGAACTCAAGAGGTCTTTTAGCTGACTGGTATGTACGTCAATCTGACCAATGGTTATTTGATGCTGCACAAGGTAGACTTAACAACGAGACATTAACTCACATTGTTAGACCTAACAACAGAGCAACAATCGGTGCATTAACTGCAACTGATAAATTCGGTTATGACTTCTTAGTTAAGTTGGAAACAACTATTAAAACTTCTAAGAACTATACTGTAGGTGGAAAACGTAGACGTCTTGAGCCATTCACATTTGCTGGTGGTATGAGAAAGTACTTATTGCTTATTGATGCTAAACAAGCAGAAGATATGGCACTTGATACTAAACTACAAGAAATCCTTTCACAAGGTGATGTTCGTGGTAATGACAACAGACTTATCCGTGGTTACATGGGTACATTCCGTTCATTCATTATTGTTGAAGCTGATGACTTCCAAGGTGAAGCTATCTCAAGAGCAATTGGTAAGACTTCAGTAGAAGTTCCAGGTCTTAGACAAATCAATGAAGACGGTGTCTTTAGTGGTGAAGCAGGATTTGATACAGCTGGTAAGAAAGTTGCTTCTAGAGCAGTCGTTCTTGGTGCAGGTGCATTACAACAAGCGTTCGGTAGACAACCAGATTATCATTTCAAATCGTCTGACGATTATGATATCACAAGCGGTTCGGCAATTGAGATGTGGACAAACGTTCAATCAACAATTCTTAAAGCTGAAAACACAGATTACACTGAAGCTAAAGTTGCTGGGTTCCAATACGGAATTGTTGCAGTTGATACTTTCAGCCACACAAACGCATAAGGAGTTAAGATATGGCAAACACAGTAAACCTATCTTCACAATTTGAAAACAACCTAAGACGTACGTCTGAGGTTGGTGTTGCAACTTTCCCTGCTAAAGTATCTATCAATGGTGATAGACTTGGGCAAGCAGATGAGTTCGCTAAAGCAGGTGATGCATACCAAGTGTTCACAATTCCTGCAGACTCAATCGCTACTAATATTTATATTGTAGTTGATGAAGCATTTGATACAGGCGCTAAAGCGACTCTTAAAACAATTGCTGGTACACCGAAAGTTATTAAGACTGACGCTGACCTTACAGTTGTAGGAGCTACAGTAGCTACTCTTAAAAATGCTTACTTTGCTAAGACTGATGGTATTTCAGCTGTCTTCTCTGCAGACGTAACTAAAGGTTCATTTAGAGTTGTAGCTGAGTTTATCTCATGCTCTAACAATAACGGAACTTATGTAGATATGCCGTCACTAACGGTATAGAACATATAGTGCCCACTACGGTGGGTATTATTATATTCTAAGAAAGGAATAACATGACAGTACAGGACGTGATTAGAGCTGCTAGGTCTAGACTAGGTGATACAGACAGTACCGGTTGGTCTGATAATAGACTTCTAGAAATCATTAACAATGGTCAACGAGATATGTGTCGTAGAGCATCTATCTATAGACGTATGGTTATTGTAGATTTAGCTAATGGTATATCTCATTATACACTTCCTGATGATTGTTATAACATCACTAGACTAGAGAGAGCAGGTAAGCAATTACCTATCTACTCTAGAGAAGATATAGAGAGAGTTAGAACTATTCCACAGACATATGCTGTTAAGTCTAATCTTAACCGTTCAGAGATAGAGGTATTCCCTATACCAGATGATATCTCAGAATTTGATGAGTATGTAGAAGGCACTACTTTACCTGCTAACAAACAACTAAAGACGTCTCTAGGCGTAGTTACTGGAGCTAATACCTCTTTAGGTATGCAACAATCTTTAGGTGTAGTTACTAGAATTCATGATGTTATTGAGTGCAACCCACCATCTAAGTATGGAGAGATTGCAGACATAGGAGTGAATACAGCTATCAAGATGATTGACCTGGGACTGGGCGTTGTTACAGGAGTTAATACTAAGCCATTACATATCAGACAGTATGGTTTCCTAGAGTCTGTCGGAACTACCCATACTATAGGAACATATGGATTATGTACGCATACATCATTCAGTGATAATTATATCACTGTTTATTATGATGCAGTTCCTCCATTAGTTAAATGGGTTAATAGTTCACTATACATAGAAGACCTTTGGTTAAATGCATTAGTTCATTATGTTGTTGGTATTGCCAGACAAGATGATAATGATGAAGGTAACTATCAAATAGGAGAAGCTGAGATAGGTAAGTATGAAGAAGAGGTAGTCAAGGCTAGAAAGATATCGGCTAAGAGTTTCAATTCCCAAGTGGGCGTTGTACGTGAAGTAATTTATAGAAGGCTTTAAATGCAAACAGCATGTAATCAAACAGTAGAAAACGTAACCCTTAAAGACCTCAAGTTCACTAGACAATTAGCTGGTGCTGAGGATATAAGATTTGGTTTCGGTTCTTTATCACAAATTAGAAATGGGCAAGTAGTTATCATCAGTGAGATAAATGCTGATACTATCCCTTATGACGTTACAGACAGCGTCAAGAGCATACTAGATAAAATACTAGTTAAATACCCACTATAGGAGATTGAATGTTAGAAATATTTAAAGAACTAGCCGTATCCGAAGACCTCGAGCTAGGTTTCGGCCCCGTGTCTCAAACTAGAGATATAGCAGGCGTAGCTACTCCAGGTACGTATACTAGAATATCTTCCGTAGCTCTACCTGCTAAGAAAACAGATGGTTCTGTATCTACAACTCAGGAAGCATTAGATGAGAAGCTACTAGAGAGTAAAGCCGTTACTGACTATGCTAAAATAGCTGGAGATGCTACTCAACTATTTGAAGTGCTTAAGCCCACTAATCCTAACGAAGCTGCTAACAAGCTTTATGTAGATGAAGAGATTGTAACTAGTCATACAGCTGCTCAAGTAGAGTTTGCTAAGAAAACAAATGTACTAGGTAGAGATAACGTAGATATATATACGCCTACTAAACAGTATCACCCAGCTACTAAGCTATATGTAGACCAGAAGGTTGTATCGATTGGTGCAGGAGATATGGCTAAAGCTACTTATGATAAAACAGATAGTGGCATTGTAGATAATGCAGAAGCTATTGG